TGAAGTTATTAAGAGTTCAGATCATACCGATAAGATAGTTTTAGATGAAGAAACTGGGATTGGCGTTAAATTGAAATATCCAAATGTGGATATGGCAATCTCTGCTTCCAAATCGGCTGAAGGTAAGAATCAAATGGACATTGCAACCGATGCTATCATTCAGAGTATCGAGTATATTTTTGACAAAGAGACTGTTTATAATAAAGAAGATTCTACCAAAAAAGAACTTGTAGAATTTATTGAAAACTTGACTCAAGATCAATATTTGAAATTAACAAAATTTTTCGAGTCAATGCCTAAGCTAAAACATAAAGTCGAGTGGACTTGTAAGAAGTGTGAATGTAGAGATGAAATTACATTGGAGGGCTTGCAGAATTTTTTCGGATTGTGATGGGAGGGGAAAGTTTGGCTACTTATTATCAGACAAATTTTTCCTTAATGCAACATCATAAATATGATTTGGAAACATTAGAAAACATGATTCCTTTTGAACGTGAATTGTATATTATGCTACTTACTCAATATCTTGATGAGCAAAAACAGCAAGCACAATTACAATCACAACAAAGGGGAAGATGATAGATGGCAACTTCAAAAAAAGAAGCTGAAGATTGGATGAATAAGAAATGGCGTCCTATGATGGGTTGGTCGTATATGGTTGCATGTATGGCCGATTTTGTCATATTCCCAATTTGTTGGTCTATTTTTCAAGCTGTTGCACACGGCACCGTATCTAGTCAGTGGAATCCAATTACACTGCAAGGTGCAGGATTATATCATCTAGCAATGGGTGCAGTTCTTGGTGTTGCGGCATATGGTAGAACTCAAGAAAAGTTAAATGGCACCCGTGGTGGAATGCAATCCATGAATCGGGGAGGAAATACACAATATGATAACTACTCATCGATGAATAATAACATGGATGATGAAAAAAATTATAACTCATATGGCTCTTCTACTCCATCAATGGGTTCTAGTCCTACATCGGGAAAATCTGCAAAATTTGCAAGCAATAATCCAGATTCAGTATTTGATCGAGGATAATAAAAACAAATGGCAAACATAGGAAACTACACTCGCGCCCTAGGAAGCATGGCTAAAGATGCTTCTGTTGGAGCCGCTAAAAGTCTTGCGTATGGATTAAAAGGCGCAATGATGAGTGAGGCGCCTGGTATAACTAGCGCATATGCTTTTGGAAAATCTTTGCAAAAGCGCGCCAACAAAGGTTCATCTGCTCCAACTTCATCATCTGGTGGTGCGCCATCAGCATCATCTTCTCCCGCATTTGGTGGATTTTCTCAATCTGTGTCGCTTGTTGCTGGCCAGCAAAAAGGCAATGTAATTAATCTAGAACAAGTTCGACAATTGAGAATGTTGAATAACAGTGTATTAGATCAGACAAAAATTTTAAAATTTCAAATAGATGCGGCCAAACGAAAAGATCAATTTGCTGAAGAAGTTGCAAGAGAACAAGCGTTTCGTGATGATAAACTATTAGATGCTATTAATAGAATTGGTACAGGTGGTACTAGCGGCAGTAAAAGTGCGGCCAACGATTCGGCCATTGGCGTGGGATCAGCCGTTGGGGACGTGATTACAACTGCAATAGGAACCATGGCCGGCGGCTTAGGACGAACCTTGGTTCCAATGTTGGGAAGATTACTTCTGAATCCTTATGTTCTGGGCGCACTTGCGGTTGGGGTGGGTGGATATCTTCTTTACAATAAATTGACAAAACCAAATCCTGGTAGTGGCGGTGGTGCCGATGGACCAGACGCTAGACGAACACCACCAGGAAGCTCTAGTCGAGGAGGTAACGGCGATGTTATGAGAAGTTCGCCTGTGTCCTCGAATTTGACTGATAGAATGTTTAGGGCGGAAGAAGACCCAAGGCGAGGATACTTATCTACGAATCCGAATAGTTCTGCTATAGGCCGTGGCCAGATGTTAAGGGGCACATTTAATTATGTCGCCCGAATGAATAATTTCACCAACTTCTCAGGGCAGAGAAGTACTTTCGAAGACCTCAAGAGGGATCCTGAATTACAAAGAGCGGCCACTAACGCATATAATATGATGAATAAAAAATCCCTTGCGGATTTTGGATTACCCATAAATGATGCCACGTTATACTTAGCATATCATTTTGGGGCGGCCGGCGCCAAAGCAATATTAACAGCCAATGACTCTGATGCTATTGAGTCCGTTTTAGGTGCGGCCGCAATTAAAGCTAATCCCGATCTATTTAAAAGAGTTAGAACAGTCGGAGCATTAAAGCAGTGGGCGGCTACAAAAATGGGCATGGCCAATGATACACCTGGCAATGCAGGAAAGTCTCCTCCTGGAGGTTCTTGGACTAAAGGTCCAGTTAATGCAACGGCCGCTGTTGCGATTACTGCATTTGCCGACACCGCCGCAAAGGCTACTGGCGGTGGAGGAACAAAGATTGACAAAGAAATCGTATTACCTGTTCACGACAGAAAACTTTTTGATCAACAAGAAAAAATAGCGGCCGCACAAGGCATAAAGAGTTCGAACGGAACAAAAACTGCGGCCGCAAATAAGGATGAAGTTGCACTACAGACAAAAATATTTAAACCTTTATTTACGTCTAATTCTGATATTATTGCAAAAACGAACAAGACATTCTTACAACAGTTTAGAAGCACTGCAACTAATGCGTTTAGTCAAGCGATAACAAAAGGTTTATTCCCTAGAGGTTTCGGAATATCATTCAGTCAAGCAAGCCAAGATGATAATTTTCGCGGTCAACAATTACAGAAGATTTTTGGAACAAGCAATAAAATTAGCTCCACAACAACTAAGTTGTTGGGTAAACAGTATGGTCCGATGTTTGCTCCATTGTTTGACAATCTTGCACAGGGATATTTAGAAGTTGGTTCTAGAATGGCTGGAAAAGCAATTTTCCAAAAAATTGGTGGATTAGACGCAAAAGAAACCCAAGGTATCATGGGGCAAGTTCTCGGAAACTATGCCGCAGGAAATAAAAAGTTAGCGTTTGAGCAATTACTATTCGGTGCATCTGGCGGTGCAAAGAGTGGTGTTGCATTGGGTGCAGAAACGTTGTTTGCGAAATATGGATTTAAGGATCCGGCTGAAGGCATTGCATATTTTGCTTCCGCATTAGGTGAAAAAGCTACACAACCATTTTCAAAATTAATGGGTGCAGACGATAGAAGCAAATCTATAATATTTGATCCAAGAAGTCAGACGTATGTATATGCTGATAATGGTAGGCAAGCAACTCAATCGGATATCAACGCGGCCGGATTAAACTATGGAGGACGAACAAGTCAAACTCCTATGTTCGGTCCTGGTTTAAATAATTATGGTGTTGTTGGTGGACCAGGCGGTGTTTATAACACAACAGCCGGTACTGGAGGAAATATTACTGGTGGTATCACCAACAATATGCTTGGCGGTGGTTCTCAGTATCAACAAATATTAACTGCTAAAGCAGGTGAAGGTCCAACTCGCGCTCAAGCATTTGGTCTAACACCTCAAGCACAAGCCGCGGGCGGTGCTGAATTAATTCAAAAACAAAATCTGTTAATTCGCGCTACAGTTGAAACTAGCAACAAACAAATTGATGCGCAAGAAAAACTTGCGATTGAAGGCGCCAAACGTGAGTATGATATTGCTTCGAAACAGGCGACTAATGATCAACAACAAGCGGCCGCCCAAAAGACTTATGATGAGGCATTAAATGCTTCTAAGACAAATACTGATCGCCAGAATGCAACCGATATTATTGCAAAACTAGATCAAGTAAGTGGCGCCGGAGGTTCCGGAAGTAAAATGCCTGGAGTCAAGTACGATGAAAAAGGAAATCCGATATCTGTTCGCAAGTCTGGACAACTGTTTGGACAAAAAATTGATCCCATCACTGGTGTAGTAGCCAATGATCCGATGAAGGATATTGGTAATTTTGCATTTGATATGGCCAAAATGGCGGGCATCGACAAGATGACTCAGAATATTAAAAACCCATATGCAAAAATGATTACCAATTTTGCAATTCAAAAGGGTGTGAATACCGCAGTGGACTGGGCACTGGACAAAGGCGGCAAGTTTATCATGGACAAAGGAGCCGATTTGGTGATGAGTTTCTTTGGGCTAGCTAACGGTGGCGTGGTGTCCGGTCCAGCCAGTGGATATCCAGTTACACTTCACGGAACAGAAGCTGTTATACCACTCAAGACCGACTTGGCGAGTGCATTAGGAACAGACAAACAACTTTCTGTTTTGGGTGATCAGACACAATTACTGACAAGTATAGACAAATCTTTATCTGCAATTTCTGGAAGAGCGGGTTCGGGATCAGGAACAAGTTTTCGAGGCATTGGCGGTTACGCGGGCGGTACGTGGGACACAGGATTAGGAGGCTCCGGCACCGTAGGTGGCATGGGCATTAACTTTGGCAACGCCGCAGGAAATGTTGGAGAACAACGTACAGTCACAAATGGAGTTTCTAAGTCTCCAACCACAGGGGATTACGTAAAAGCGATAGCAACTGGCTTAGTAAAATCTTATGCAATTAAGACTGGCGTGAAACTGGCAGCAAATGCTTTGATACCAGGACTTAGCGCAACTATGGCTCACGCGGGAGCCGCGGGAGGAATTTCCGGTGGTATAGCGGCGCTTCAAACAGGAATTGGCATGGCAGGTAATGCACTAGGCATCACATCTGCATGGGGTACTGCGGCTACCGCAACTCAAGCCGCCATGGCAGGCGGTGCCGCATTGGCCCCCGGCGCTGGTGTCCTTGCGATAGGCAACGGCGGTCTGGTGACGGCAGGCGGTGCGGCCGGAACTGGTCTTGGCGCCACAATTGGTGGCGCTCTTAGCACTGCGGCATCCGCTGTCGGTTCTGCGCTTTCGACTGCGGGCACGTTCTTAGTAACTAATCCAGTGGGTTGGGCAATCCTTGGCGCCCTTGCAATATTTACTATCTTTAAAAAGAAGAAGAAACCTCCTCCACCAAAAGAACCTAAATTTCATGCCGCGATATATGTAACAGGTAATAATGATATCAATGCGATAGCACCGACATGCGAAACAACTGACTATCATGCACCTCCTGATGTATATAAAACACTCGCATATGGAATATTACGGGCTGCATTCAATGCGGCTAAAGCGGCTGAAGCTGTCACGAAAGTAAATCCACCATTTGACTATCTGTACATTAAAATTGAATCTACGAAAATCGCTCTCTGTTGGGGAACAGGCGCACCTAATATAGCTTCTCTGAGTACATCTACTACCAATGAAGTAAAAGCGTGGGGTCCGCCGGATGCAAATACAAACTTAAATGCTATCGTAAGTGAAATCATAGCGTTGATTACTGCTGAGTTCAAAAAAGTTGCTGGCGCAGATTTGAAGAAATTGGATGTGGCTGCAAATAGTTTACAAAAAAGAAGTCTAGATTCTTTAAGCTCTGGATTGATTCAAGACTTGAAAGAGGGAACCGCAAAGTTGGATCCTAAAATATCCAAAGGAATATATTCAAATGATGTGTCGGAGTCTGATCGTATATCTGCACTCATGAATGCGGCCTCCAGCCACACACCAACAACAGATTCTGATACTGGTGGTATGAAAATTTGGAGTATGAAAGACAATGCATATGTTGATAATTTAAATCCTGGTGCATTGTTATATGACACTCAAGGAAGACCTGTGTATGATATTCCTGGAACGTCAGCAGGATTAACACGCGAGGATTTTGGTGGTACAGATGTTGTTGGTGTCGATAGACCAGCGAATTTATTTTCTACAGAAAGTTCTTCATCATCTAGTTCAGCTTCTGGTCAGAACACAGTTGTTAACGCACCAAACACCAATGTTGATAATTCTATAGTAACAAATTTTTATAGTTCTACGTCTACTTCGGTGGATGCAATTAGATTCTCATCTCCAGGATAAAAAAAAGGGAAGCATATGCTTCCCTAAACTTATCACAAAAGAATATTATTCTTCTGCAAGTTTTTCGAAATAACTCAAGTCTTCATCGTCATCTACTGTCGATGAAGCGGCAGTCGATTTTGGTTTGATCGATGATTCTTGTCTTACTGGAGCTTGCGCAGGTTTGATAGGCTGAACATTATTAGGTTTCGTGGAGTAGTAATTATCTCCAGCAGAACCATCATCAAGTCCAAGCACTTTGTTTAGTCGCAATTTCAATTCATCATATGACTTAAATGCGCTATCTGATATGAATTCACCTAAAAGAAATTCTTGCTTCCAGATACGTTCCAAGTCATCTTCGTCTTGCGACAAAGGTGCTGGAGTCTCAAACTCAGACTTATCATAGTTCTGATATCCTTCAACTTTACGAATCTTCAACTTGAAGTTTGCGCCTTCCCAAAGATCGAATGGATTAACTGGCGTTTCATCTTCAAATTCGGGATTCATCGATTCGTTTAACTTGTCGAAAATCTTCTTACCAAATTTAAAGAGTTTAACTGTTCCATCATTGTCCGGATTCGCAGGGTCTTTGATGATATAAATGTTTGCGATATATTGCAACTTACGCTTTTGCTTACGTGCAATATCTTTATTAGCATCTGAACCTGAGTTCCAGAGAATGCTATTGTGTTCAGACACAGGGTCTTTCTTGTTGATTGTAGTTAGCGAATTTTCAATGTACCATCCACCGGGACCTTGGAATGAATGATTGAAAATCTGAACCCAAGGTACGTCCTCGCCTGCGGGTGCGGGAAGAAAACGGATTGATGCAAAGCCATTGCCTGCTTTGTCTACTGTGGGTTTCCAGAAGCGGTTGTCTTCATAAGACTTTTTACCTTCTTCTTTGTTGCTGAGTTTGGAAACTGCGTCTGTGAGCTTTTCCAAATCGCGGGTGCGTGACTTTTTCAAATCTGCAAATGATGTTGATGCCATATTGATGTTCCTTCGTATGTTAAGTATGTTAAGTATGTTAGTATTAAATGTATGTTTTAGTATGTTCACTTTTTTTCATAATTTACTACAGTATATAGTATATCATAATTCTTCTTCTCTGTCAAGAGGTGGCAGACTTTTTGTGATTTAGATTCATTCGATATCAAATCTACATCACCACCAACTCTCTTAGTGCTTTTTTCATCCTTGCCGTATCGTAATTTAAAAAGGGCTGGTACTTTTTGCATAGTTTGCTTACGTCCTTGTATATTGGATCATGTATTATTATATCATACCTTTTAACAAAATGCAACACCGAATTCAATATTGCTAATGTTTCCAAGCTGATATCTCCCCTCAGATATTTCTTAATGATTGGTGGATGATCTCCACCTTTAGCATCAAAAAATTCATTCATTTCTTTGGCAGTCCAGCCAGAGATAAAATCCATTTCATTTTTAAATACATATGTTAGTGATTCTTGCTTACACTTCCAGCCTTTGTATCTTTCTTCACATTCTTCAGACAGAAGTTCACCAACCCACATTTTTGTGTCATGTAGAAAGTTAGAAACTAAAAACTCTTCTAAGTAAGCATCTTTACGATTGCCAAGTTTAGCAAAAAAGATTTTGTCTTTACGTTTCATAAATGAATCATATGTGACATTGACTTTCTTGTTATATTTAAACCAATCATAACTATCTTGCGTAAAATGATTTTTAACTCCCAAGTAAATCTTATATGCGTCTATAGCATCCATCTTCATTACTCATCAACCCCAATAGGCAATCTAGCCTTTTGTGCTATCATCTTCAGCTTCATTGCTTCACACTCAATCGTAGCTTTCATTCGCGGTGTGATTAAAGATGCCGCAGTTTCAACTTCAATATCTTTTTGCATACAATATTCGAGAATAGCATCTATCATTGTGATTGGATGATGTTTAATTTGAAGTTGTTTAATTTCAGCATCAAATTCCTTTTGAGTTAGAATTTTAAGACTCATTGGCAGTCACTCTCAAGGATGTGATTTTGTCATGGGTGCTAATGAATGTACCATACTTCGTCATCTTGCTTGCGGGAGTTGATGACCGAATGCTAGGATTTCGTAATTCCGTTTCTGATGCATAGTAAGACAATGGATAACCATTCTTACGTTGATGTGTCTTCGTTTCAATTTTAGTACGCATAATATTCATTTTAAATCACCTTTACATTTTATAAAAAATATGTCCTTCAATAGTCGCAACTTTTGTTACTCTTGACGCCCATGATGGTTTAATATCAATAGCATGAAAGTAAGTTGCTCCTTCTAATAGTTTAATTATATCACTACCTTCTGCATTTGTCAATAGCATCTTGGCAACCTCATATGATTCTTTCCATCGTTTATTATTTGACGGTGGAGTTTTTGCAATTTTATTGTTATACCACGAAAACTGTTCTGGATCAGTCACAACATCGCGTATATTTTTCGGAAATCTAATATCCTTTAATCTATTGAGCGTAACTACTCCAACAGCAATTTTACCAATTAAAGGCTCACTACCTGCTTCATAATAGATGTTCATTGTCATCCAATATAGGTCGGATTTGCTAGACTTTCTTGGTGCATCAGCCGCGTTCGCAAGCTCCTTAAGTGTAGGAAACTCTTTTA